CATATTCTGATAGTTTTATTCATTTTTGTTGTATACTCTAAACCAATACCGATATGTATCACATGAAATTAGGTTTATTATGCTTATTGTTGTTGTGCTTGGTAGTACATATTTATATTTGATAGGATTGTTCTCAATGGCATTGTGTTTGTTTGAAAGGAATTCTTTTTATCGGTATCGGTTTACAATACACAATAGGGGAACGGCCCAAAGTTCCCCATGTGCATCGTATATATAGGAGAATTACGCCAATGACCTTTTAAGCATCATTTGACAATATAATTATACTATATATGGTTTTTCCGTACTATTCCGATGTAGTTCGGTATAGTTCGACTTTTACCGTCTTGGCAGTATACATGCTAGGGTAATACGTTTCATGTAAAAATTTACCTACATTAATAAGGCCTAACCTTTTTAATTCGCTGGCTTGCGTTTTTCCTAAATTGGTGAAACTCTTAGCATATTTCGCGCTTTCGCCGTCTATATACTCACGCATTAATAATATATTGGTTTTCCCTGTGGTGCATTGATTGATGATTTCCGCCGCCGTTTCGCGTTCATCAATTAATGCGCCTATTTCTTTATGTACGGCATCGCGTTTACTTTCAAGCCGTACAATTTGCCGGTCTAAACCGCCCGGCGTTCCGCCACCGCTTAACCGCTCCTTGCTATAATCAACTGCCCCAATCGTTGTTATATCGGATTGCAAATGCTTTAGATCTTCCTTCAATGATTTAATTTTCATTGATATTAATTTAATCGGTTCTAGGAATTCCTTGCCTATCTCTCTATATTCTTTATCCGTCATTTATTCCCCCGTATGGCTCATTACCGTAAATTCTTAACCGTTTCCCCTAACATGTTTAAATAGTCCTGTAAATTGCCTTTGATAGCATCATTCACTATTTGGATATTGTCAGTTGTTACATAATGCGCCAGTAGCATTTTATACATCGCATCTTTTGTAGGTACTAAAACCGCTATTAATGCGCTAATTACAAACGCAATGTATAAGGCGATAACTTTCTTTTTATGCGTTTGTAATAAACTTCGTACGTTATCATCTACAAAATACATACAAGCAATGCCAGCAGCTGCGCAAGTCAAAATCATAAATATAGCTTGATTTAAAGCATCTATATTATGTAGTACCTCAATCAAATACAAATACATCGGATCAATAATAGGCATTACACATTTCCCCTTTCGCTTATTCGTATCAAAGGGGCGTTTATATTGCCCCTTATCCACTACATCGTAAATACTGATACTAATTTTATTAATGCTATCACTAGCGAAAACATCAATGCAGCATCAAACAATAATTTAATCATGGTTATTTACCCGTGCTGCCAATACCACCGGTACCGCGCACCGTTTCGGTTAATTGTGCAACCTCTAACAGTTTTAATGCGCCTACTGGTACCAGAATACCTTGAACTAATCTATCGCCATTTTGGATTAAATACGGCGTATCGCTGGTATTGTGTAGAATTGCTTTAATTTCGCCCCTATAATCCGCATCAATCACCCCGAATGAGTTCGGAATAATTAACGGCGTTTTACTCATGCTAGAACGTGGCGCCAGCATTAACATATAGCCTTTTGGAATTTCCATTGCTAGGCCTAGCGTGATATATTGCGTTTGATGCGGTTCTATAACTACGCTTTCCGGCTGATAAAAATCCATGCCAGCAGCATCTACGCTGCCAACTTTCGGCAATAATACACCCGGCATGCATCGCTTAATTTTGATAACGTCCGCATTATAGCGTTTAAATCCAAATATACGTTTAATCCTGTTTAGTAGTTCCATTTATTGGCCCTCATCTCAATAACGCTTCCAATACTTTATTTTTTCTATCCATAATTCGTATTTCTGCACGCGGGTTTTCTTTATCAATACCAGCGATGCAGCTATCACCATATGAACATATCCATTTATCATCGTCTATAACTTTCGCTTTTGTTAATATATCGCTAGTCGCCTGTAGTAACCCGATTAAATCCGGCCAACTTCTTTTATTTGGCAAATAGTATTTACATTCAACAACGATGATGCCAGATATATGCAATTTCTTCCCGGCTAATTGCCACATACAAGCATCTTCATAACTCTTATAGGCTTCTGACGGTATTATAATAGGCTTTCCGTTTCTGGATATAATTCGGCCGCTATTCTTTTTAGTTGCTGGGCGCCCTTTTAATGTAATATCAATCACACTCATTTAACGCCCTTTCTGCCAATAATACATCATCTTCCGGATATACCCAGTAAAAATCACCTAAACTAGTCCATGACGTTTTGCCACCCCTAAAACAATATATGCGGCCATTTTCGTATTTTGCAAAATAAAGTTTAGCTTTTACAAGCCCAGTTTCTGCGATAACTGGCGTATCAACTGGTACCTTTTCCCATTCCACGATACCCAGCAATGATGCAATAGAATATTTACGGGTATTAGGATTTAACCCCAGCACCTTGCATGGAATTCTTGGTGTATGATCGCGTATCTTGAAATTCCCGCCGTTTTCGATAAATGTAGGATTTACGAAAAACGCATAAACACCCTCAATCTTAATATCTCGATAACCTTCGTTATACATTTCTTGCAATAACCATTTTTGCTCATTCTTCATCGTATAATTCCCCTTTTACAATAATTTCCTTTATTTGTTGCCGTACGTTATAAATGTATGCTTCAATCGTTCCGTTAAACGCTTCCATTACCATTTTGGAAAGCCCTTGCCGCAATCGTTTCGTTTTTCCGTCCTTATGATATTTATATTCAAGCGTAATTAAAAATCTATCTTGCGTTACTTTTGGTTTCAAAATCATGTTTTCAATAACCAGCGTTAATGCGCTGGCTAGTTGCTCACATGTAAATACTCTACCGTTCCCCATATCTACCTTTACGCTCATTTATCAATTTCCCCTTTGATATTCATAAATAATTTCATTCTTAGGCGCATTTATTAGCATGATAATGCTATGATGTGCGGGCGATTTTGTATGCTCACCCGTTTCACTTATAAACTTAATGCGCTTAGTTGGTACGTATACGCTTATATTTGTCTTGCTAAATAATTTATGCCTTTGTACCCCCCCCAGTGCATCTATAGGCAGTACCAGTGTACACGGGCGCTCCGTTTCAATACACCGCGCTATAATTTCATCTTTGTTACTATACGGCGGGTTAGTGATTAAGTAATCAAATTCATAATCTTTAGTTAAAAAATCATTGATGCCGTATATAGCTAACGGATCATAATCGCGTGTAACAATTTTTGTAAAATTGCTTTTATCTGTATCGAACGGCAATAAAATTTTATCTCCAGCCTTTGGCGGGAATACATTAAGCATTGTTTGAACCGTTTCTATAGGCGTATACCATTCATCGCTTTTAGTGCCTTTTATTAATGCTTGTTTCATCGTTTCCGCCTTTCAAGACTAACGCCAGCAGCTAACAGGCGATTTCTAACCAGCGTATACGATGCGCCGCACGCTTCCGCGATTTCCCGAATTGCTAACCCTTCATTACGTAGCGCAATCAATGTATTTACATCAACATCGGAGCGCATCGGCTTTCTTTTGATAGTTTTTCTTAAACCTAATGCGGCAAGTGCTGCATCTGCGGTTTTTCGACTATATATGCAAGCACCTAATGCAAGCCAGTTTTCTATGTATGCCATTTTTCCCTTCCTAATATTTACCTATACGCCGCTTGATGCGGTTGTTGCTATCTTTTACATACCCAAACACATCGCCCCGTATATCACGGGTTTCTATTTCTTTTTTTCTGTTGGTACTGTATTTGATGTAGGCCGCGCATGTACTATGGCAGCCTATCACCCTATACTCACACCCCTTACATGGTGATTTCATTTCTTTATTCCTTGTTTTTAAAAGGGTTAATAGTTTCAAGAATAACAAACGATGTATTTTTATATCCGTTTTGTTCTTCCCATTCACGAAACGCCTTCGTTAATTTTTCTTGTAAAACGTCAATTTGTTTCAGTTCTACATGTAACAAATAATCTTCCGAATATTCTGCTATTTCATCATTAAGATCATAATCAATAATGTCATTGATAACACGCTCCGCATCAACAGTAGGAACATAATAATAAGGGTTTCCGACTCTAATCATTGGGACTTCTTCCGCCGGATATGTTTCGGCAAAATCTTTCACTGCATCTTCAATGCTTTTCTGTGGATACCCTACATGCTCACACAAACACCAGCACCATTCCTTATCATTCTTAACTAACATTTTTGCCACCTATTAGAACGGAATATTTTCATCGTTCCCCTTATCATCTGCAAA